CTCCCCCTTGTAGCCTAACTACGCTCCTGATCCTTTACAAAGGGTCAGGAGGAAAGCAAAGCTCTCGACGTAGTTAGATACGGCGGCCGTCCTCGATAGAGGATCGGACCCGTCCAGATAGCCGTTAGGCAACCTGGTGGCTCTAACCTTATACCTCGTTTTATACGGTCGAGGCATAAAGAATAGGTTAGACCCTCTCTGCGATACAAAGCCCCCTACTGCCAGCATCATATCAAACATCGGACACTTTGTCCTATGTCGAGGTATGACTGGCATTAAGAGTTTGTACCGACGAGATACCTGAGTTGTGCGAAAACCTGAATCATTTCCACACCATTCAGGGACGAAGAGCACAGGACCGTCTATTAACCCAGCAAGATATTCGATGGTACGCGGAAGTAAATAATTAACTTTCGCGCACCATTCAAATACCTGATTAAGGGCAACATAGACTTCAGAAGCTTGCGATAGGCTCTTTACATAGAAAGGAGTTACATCATCTCCATTAAAGTAATCGCCACCACAGGACTCCCGAAAAGGACCCTCGAGATAGGATTTATCGTAATTAACGATAAATCCACAGCCTTCCAGAGTTTTGATCAAGAGCTCTGCCTCATGCTTGGGGACGATTATATCGTCTCCGAACACTCCGGTATTGCTCCAATCGACCCATTTGGAAGGTCCGCCCATTTTAAGGCGGACGGCATATATGAGGGACAGGAATATGAGGGTCATGACGGGAAATGTAAAACCATTTCCCATTGTGGAAATCATATTCAAGTCCACCAGATCACCATTCGGCAACTCAGTGCAAGGACTACGAAACGTAATCATTGCCTTGAAATGCTCAAATGGGAACAGCCGCTTGACCAGTTTCGGACTTATCATATCCGATGCGGACTTCATGTCGATAGTAACCAAACTATCTTCACTGCTTCCGCGTCGAGCAAGAGCCTTATTCTTAGGCTGCTGCTTCGATATGTCTAAGCCTATGCTACGTAACACTTGAGTAACATACTCCCCATAAGCTAATTGGAGAGCCATGTTACCACTAGGTTCCATAGCAATGGTACGTCTCGTGTCTTCGTTCTTTGGAACCGTCGCAAGACGTGAACCAGCTACCACGGTTACACCGTCAACTTTCTTATTGCCATCAAAGGCACGAAAGTAGGTGTTATTACGCCGCAGCATAACAACCGCTGGTTTCGCTAGACTTGTGGTACTCATAGGCTGCCAAATCTTTTCAGCAGTATGGGTTCCGACAACGCCGTTGGCGCTGCCGGGCCCAAACCGCCAAAGATTTAGATGCCTAGGGTCGAAAGGAACCTGTATAAGGTCCGGATCACTTCGTCGGTTATAACGTTCAAACACTTCTGTAATAAAAAGTGCGGCGTTATGCTCAATAAAGGGATCAAGATCAACACAAGTTTCACCGACAAAAAGGTTAGTAGCAAGAAAATCGCGTACCGCCTTTTCGTCGAGACCCGGAGTATCAAGCCGCGCACGCTTTCGCATACGCGTCTTTTGACGGTCGATCGCGAACCTTTGAAAAGGGGTGAGCTCTCGGTCGTCATTCAAGTCCTCCTGCATTAATTGAAATAGGTTTAACAACCCAATCTCTTGTTTGGCCACGGATATCTCCGTAAGTCAGGAGCCTATGGGAGGTTTAAATCCATAGGGACACTTATGAACCAACCAGCAGACTCTTAGGTTCCTACTTAGAATTGGACCCTTTCGGGGCCTTCTTTCCAGTTAGGAGTTGTGAGAAGAGCTGGAGAAGGGCATTGAGTATCGTAGTCCATACGGAGTTCACTATTACATGACTCCGGTGAGTACGGTATCACCAATGCCAGCAGGGATTTGCATAAGCGCGCCAATATGTGCGCTAAGCATAGCCTTGATTTCTTCAGGTTCGTACGTATCCGTCCCAGCCGGCACGTCGATGACAGTAGTCATCCTGGCAACCTGAGGTACTTGGTTGGCAGCAGGCAGAGCACCCTTACGGGTGATAAGCTTGTACGTGTTGATTGGAACATTCCTGATAATCCCGGTAACGGGATTAGCCTGGGGCAACACCTTCAGTTGAGCCGGCCGAAAGAACGTAATGGTGAATGGTTTGCTGACGGTGTTGAAATCAACACCGGCTTGCGTCCCACCCAACGCGCTTACGGCATACTGCTTACCGTTAATTGACGGGGCAGTATCGGTCACGAGAGTGTAAGTTGGAGAAGTAAACCCAGTTTGTGCAGCCCCTGTAATGGGGGACGTCAACGTTGCGGACACAGTAGGTCCTTTGTCTGCTCTATACGAGCAAGGCGATAAGGTTAAGGAGTTTTGCAACTCCGTTCTTCCCTGTCTCGTCGAAACTCCTCAAACGAAGAGATCTTCGAGGCAAGGCTGAAAGGATGGTACGCTCGAATTCAAAGTACTTGAAACGGCAGTGCCCATTCAAAGCAGAATAAGTAGAAATATTCTGACCTGGTTGGGCTCTACTGCTCCAGTATTCATTGAACTCAGCTTCAAAGCGCCGGCAGAATACGAGGAAAGTCGTTGTCCCAGGAGGGGCATTGAACTCATCCTCGAGAAACTGTCCAACAGTTCCAAAATAGTCAAGCATCCATGAAAAAGGGATCAATTCCCAAGCTGTCGGCACAAGTGCCGGCAACCCCACGGAAAGTTGACTCAATATGGAATAGTCGTTAGCTGATTGGATTGGTAAATCAACTGAGCCAACCAGCTTGTACGAAAGTTTCCAATCTATAGTCCCAGTAGCACTGGCCTGTGCACCAGTCGAGACGCCACATATCGTGCCGTCCGGATTCTGATGTTTTACAGTCCAGTTAATATCGGGAATATAGTTTAAGGAACCAGTCGTATGCGCTGAGGAAGATATGCGATGGCCTTTCCTAGCTTGCACCTTTATATAGGCGTCAATTGAATCGGCAATATTCGTGATATCGGCCATTAAAGGCCGCATCCCGAACACCCAATTCAGAT